ATTTTTTTAAATAAAAAAAGACCCCTCGTTGAGCGAGAGATCTTATTTAACTCTTGGGAGAGTTTATAGCCTTTTAATCATACTATTATTAATTAATATTGTCAAGAGTATTTAGGGGTATTAAATATTAGCTACATGTGGATAACTTTTGCTATGGACAGTATTGGTTCTATATGGCAATTGTATAACCAGATAATTTATTATCTTCCGATTATATCGGAAATGGGAGGGCTCCATTAATGATACCAAATGCTTGGGACATCATTATTGGAAGATAATTAATTATATAGCAGAATGGAGTAGCGGCAACTCGTCTGGCTCATAACCAGAAGACCGGTGGTTCAATTCCACCTTCTGCATCAACCCTAAAGGAGGGGATTTACAATTTAAAAAATGCTACACCTTGAGAGTAGGTTAATCACTCTTGAGTATGTTGTAGCATTCATATCTTCAAGAGCGTGCATCTTTCTCAAGGTGCACGTTTTTTTGTTCATTACAACCTATGGTCAAGTTAAGTTAAAAGTTTATGTCAAAACAAAATGTTGGTGGCTTGTCCAAGTTGCCAGAAGGTTGGACTGAGGAAGAAATTGATGAATTAGCTAATGAAGCGTATGAAAACGGAACAATGACAGCAGTAGATATTTTGGGAAACGAAGAACCTTTCTCAAAAAATGAAGATATTATTCACGGGATGTTTACTGGCAAAGAAAAACCAGTAGAAATTAATCGAATATTGAGTGTTATAAAACATTTACAAGGGAAAGTTTTAACAGTTATTGATGCCACATTTATTGATGAAAAACGCTCAAAATATGTTAAAGATTTAATAAAAGATGCGTTTAGTAATAGTTCTAATTGGTTGTATGAACTATCAATAAGAAATTTCAAAGAAGAACAAAAAAACAAAAAATAATTTTATTCATTCATTGACCATAGATTGTTATGAATACAAATAGTATTCATATATTACTGGCAGTCAATTATTCATTCTAGCCACATCGTAGGTATTTTCTCACTTTGTTGGATTAGAGGAATTAAATACTGGATGGCGGAAATTCTAGAATTGTTAACCGCCAGTAATAATAAAAATATGGCTAAAAAGAAAAAAGGTGGAAAAAAATGTTAATATGGTTTTTATTTTGGGTTTAATTACAGGTCTTTTAGTTTCAATTTTTATTTTTGTTGTTCAAATTTATTTCCAAAACAGAATTAGCAAATTTTTAAAACAATCAATCAAAAAAATACAAGAAAAAGAAAAAGGTGAAATATTTCTCCCACCTTCTGAGGATTATATTAAATTAGAAAAAAACTATGAGCTTGTGTGATAACCACAATTTTACAGTGATTCATTCAGACCAACATACACAAGTAGAAGTTTGTAAGGATTGTGGGTTTAAAAAGCAATATAAAAAAATAGATAATCGTATCAATAACCAGGAGTATTTAAAAGATCACGTAAGAGATTTTGCACAACCTACAGGTCCTACAGCTAAGATTTTTGAAAGATATTATGGGAAACCAAAAACATAACATATGGCAGGTAATCAGTTTAAACCAGATCCAAGACAAGGAGAGTTTTTAAAAAATTATTTAGATAGAAAGTCTCCAACTTTTGCGAATGCTTATCAAAGTGCTATTCGGGCAGGATATAGCGAAGATTACGCTAAAACTATTGTTAGTAGAGATTCTGATTGGATATCAGACAATGTGAGAACAGAATCAATGGTTCAAAAGGCTGAGAAGAACCTTGAAAAAATACTTGATATGAATGCAGTTTCTGAAGAAGGAAAAGTTGATACAGGACTCCTTAAAGTAGTAGCTGATACCTCTAAATTTGTAACCGAGCGACTTGCTAAAGATAAATACAGCTCTAAACAAGTAACTGAACATACGGGTAAAGTGGAAATAGTAGACAATTCCGAGCTTGATAAATTAGCTGAAGAAATAGATAAAAAAAATAAAGAAGAGTATGAAGCTTAAAAGTACCCAAAAAATAAGTAATTTAGAGGAAATGATTTTAAAAACTTTTAATCAAAAAGACGCTGAAGATTTAAAGTATGTAGTTAGTTATTACAAAAATAAATTTAATACTACTCAAGATGTTCTTGTTTCAGATGAAGATTTTTATGGGTTAATTTATATGAGAGATCATAAAGAAAAAATGATTAATTATGTAAATCAAAATAGTGAATTCATAGAAAAGGATGGTGAAAAGGGGTGGTTAGTAAGTTTTAAACCTTGTTCAAAAAAGTCAGTTGCAAAATTTTTTTATAATCAATCAAAAAATTCAACAAAAAAAGAATCATATCATGAAATGATAGATTATTTAGAAAAAAACTTTTATTTTATGATGAAAAGATGCGAAATTCTAGCAGAATAAATATTATGAATAATATTTGAAAAAAATAAAAAAGTTATTTATAAATTTGATTATGAAACTAAGCCAAGAACAAAAGGAATATCTGATGAAGAAAAAAACAACTCTATGGCTTAAAGAAAATCGAATTAAAAACGAACAAGGTGTATTAATCGACTTTCAAAATCATTTATTTCAATATGACATGTACTTGGACATGAGTCCTAAACAAGTAGTGCAAAAACCTGCACAGGTAGGGGAGAGTACTAAAAACATATTGAAATCATTACATATCGCAAGGTATCTCGGGTTAGACATCATCTATACCTTGCCTACTGCTAATGATGTAAAAGATTTTGTAAGTGGGAAAGTAAACCGTATTGTTCTTAACAATCCAGTATTAACAGAATGGATAAAAGATAAAGATAGCATTGAGCAAAAAAGAGTATCGAACAATGTGATCTATTATCGTGGAACTTGGACAGAGAAAACGGCCATGATGGTATCATCTGATCTCAATATTTATGACGAAGTAGATGCGAGCAAACAAGATGTTCTTGAGCAATATTCTACTCGTATTCAGCATAGTAAATTTGGAGGAGAATGGTGGTTTTCTCACCCTTCAGTAGAAGGGTTTGGAGTCAACAAGTTTTTTATCCTAAGCGATCAGAAACATTGGTTTCAGAAATGTTCTCGTTGTAACTATGAGTGGTATCTTAAATTTCCCGATAATATTGATTTAGAAAAAAGACAGTATATCTGTGCTAAATGTAAGCAAGTTTTTAGAGAAGAAGATCGCCGAAAGGGACGTTGGGTTAAGAAATTTAAAGACAATTCTATTAGTGGTTATCAAGTTAACTCAATGTTTTGCCCATGGATTAGTGCAGAGAAAATTGTTGAATATTACAAAACTAAAAGTGAAGAGTACTTTTTTAACAAAGTTCTCGGTCTTCCCTATATGGGAAAAGATAACGTTGTTAGTGAAGTAACTATTTTAAAGAATTGTTTGGATGAAATTAATGATCGAAAAGAACGTATTGTAATAGGATGTGATACTGGTTTAACCCAATACTATGTGATGGGTACTAGAAATGGAATATTTTACTATGGAAAAAGTGATGGCTATGAAGAGATTGAAAAGATTTTAAGAGACTATCCTAATTCAATTCTTGTGATGGACGCTAAGGGAGATCTTACTAAACCACGTGAATTGCAAGAAAAATACCGTAATAGAGTTTTTTTGTGTGAATATAGGCAAGATCGTAAAACATTACAGCTTATCACCTGGGGAGAACATAAAGAATACGGTCAAGTAGTAGTAGATCGTAATCGCATGATCCAGTTCATAATTGGAGAGTTTGAAAAAAAGCTTATTACTTTGAACGGGAAACAAGAGGAATGGTTTGATTATGCAATGCACTGGAAAAATATTTACCGTGAGGAAGAAATGGATGCATTAGACATGCCAAGACGTGTTTGGAAAAGAAAAGGAGCTGATCACTGGGTACACGCTACAGTATATTTCAGAACGGGAATAGAAAAATTTGGAAAAGCAGAAGGACAAATATTTCAAAAAGTTATAAGTAACATCCAAGAGTCTCCAGAAGTTTATGATAACAAAATGGAGAATGTTTTAACTAAACAACAAAAAACCGATTGGCGTATATGAAAAATCCATTTAGTAAATTAGCAGGTTACCTTTCAATAGGTGAGGATATAAACAAACTGAAAGGTTCTGAAGAACAATTAGAAACCGCTCAAGGTGCAGTCACAAATCTTGAACCAGAATTAGAATTAAAAATGTCTGATGAGGAGTTAATTAGTTTGAAAAAAAGATGGGAAAAATCATGGGAAAATAGCCCAGAGCGAAAGAAATGGGAAACTAATTGTAAAAACAATGAGGACTATTGGAAAGGTAAACAGTTTACTTTGAGCAATGATGATCATCCTTTGATTGATAACCTAATTTTTGAGGCAGTTGAAACGTTTTTACCAATGATCACTCGTCAAAAACCTGAACCTGTTGTAGAGGCTGACAATACACCTGAAGGCAACATCCTAGCCTACAACACTCAAAAAATGCTGGTATATCAGATGGATAGAGAAAAATTAAGATTAAAATTAAAAAAAGTAGCTCGTTTTTGGGCTTTATACTACTTAGGTGTAGCAAAATTAGGATGGAGTTATGAAGAAAATGATATAGTTTTACAGATTGTAAGACCACAAAAACTTATTCTTGACCCAGTTTCTACAGTTAATGAATGTGTTTACACAGGTGAATATATTGGAGAAATACGACAAGAAAAAGCAAGTGTTTTAATAAAAAGATTCCCAAACAAAAGATCTCTTATTGAGGAGGAGGTAAAAGGAAAAATGGGAACAAAAGTACAATTTATTGAATGGTGGACTGATGAAAGTATATTTTGGACATTAAAAGATGAGGTATTGTTCAAATCTAAAAATCCACACTGGAACTATATACAAGAAAAAAAACAAGTTGATGAATATGGCACAGAAACAGTTGATAAAATTGACGGAAACAACCACTTTCCATTTCCTAAAAAGCCTTATGTTTTCCTATCTGTTTTCAATTTAGGCAAACATCCTTTTGATGACACAACAATAGTAGAACAAAACTTAGCTTTGCAAGATGTAATTAATAAACGTTTAAGACAAATTGACAAAAACGCAGATAATACTAATGGCGGAATGCTAGTGTCTGGAGATGCTTTCACTAAAGAGCAAGCTTCTCAGGTAGATAGTGCTTTACGTAATGGGGGAACAGTATGGGTTCCAAATGGAAAAGTGGGCGATTCTGTTAATAGAACACAAGCACCACCTTTGCCTTCGTTTGTGTACGACTCTTTAATGGATTATAGAAATGAAGTGAGAAATATTTTTGGTATTCGTGGTTCTACTGCACAGGGTTCCATTAATGAGCAAACTGTAAGAGGAAAGATTCAAATCAAAGGTCAAGATGCTGATCGATCATCTTTAGTTGCAGAATATTTAGAACAATTTTGTGATGAAATTTATAATTGGATGGTTCAGTTATTCTATGTTTATTATGATGAAGAACATGTTGCGTCTGTAATCGGAAAAGAAAGAGCTCGAGAAGTAGTTGCTTTAAAAAAAGATGATTTCACAACAAAACTAATGGTTACGGTTAAAGAAGGATCAATGATTCCACATGATCAATTAACAGAAAGAAACACAGCAGTTGATTTATTCACTGCAGGATTGTTAGATCCAATCACTGCTTTTGAAAAACTTGATTTCCCAAATCCGAGAGAATCTGCACAGAAATTATTTATGTGGAGAAATACCCCACAAGAATTATTTTCACCAAATCAAATGTCACCTGAAAACATGTTACCACCATCAGAAAATATTTCTGATCCAAACCAACAAAATCCTAGTTTATTAAATAATATTCCTTTACCACAATAATTTTATGGAAAACTCTTTACAAGAAGAAAATGATGGAATGAAACAAATTTCATCTAGTATCCAAAAGGCAGCTAAAAAAAGTACCAGTGAAATATTAAAAATGAAAGCAAAATCAATCAAAAGAGAGTCTGATCCTGAAACAGAAAATAAATGTAAAATGGTTCACATGTTAGTTGATGAAGGACTGGAAATGTATGAATCAGGAGATATGGAATTTAAAGAGATGATTGATGATTTATACGAAGCTTTAAAAGCAATTTAAATTACAATTTAAACACCGTTACATTCTTGAGGGCAATAGCTATGCCTTGAAGATGGTTATGTAACGGTGGCCATTCTTCATAGCAGAACTATTGTCCGCAAGACAATAGTTTTTTGGTGCTAATTTACTGGACTCACCACCAGTTAAGACAATTTATGTCAGAGATCAATGAATTTTTAGCGAATGTCGAGCAAGAAGGACAAACCCTCGATCAGGTGATGGATACACCTGCTGAGTCGCTACCAGAATCAAACCAAACGGAAAATACGCCATCGTCTCAGGGCGAACCTAAAAAGGACAATACTGAGAATGAAGAAAATCTTCCGTTTCATAAACATCCTAGATGGAAAGCAAAGCAAGAAGAAATCGAAAGATTAAAAAAAACTATCGATGAGCTTGCTCCACTACGTGATGAAGTTGCTCATTTAAAAGAAGAGTTTAAACAATCCTCTCCAAAAGAGGAGACTCCGATTCCACAATGGTTTTTAGAAATGTTTGGTGACAATCTCCAAGCTTGGAAAGTTTGGGAAAGAAAAGAGGCTGCAGATGAAGCCCGTTATAAATCTGAAGTCCTTTCTTTAAAAGATCAAATTAAACGAGAATTTCAAGAAGAACAAATTCAAAAACAAGAAGAAAGTAAAAAAATGAATCAATGGATTGATAATGAACTATCTCAACTTGAATCAGAAGGTAAAAAATTCAATAAAAATGAACTTTTGAAGGTTGTTGATGATTATCGTCCGATTGATGAAAAAGGTAATTGGGATTTTCACAAAGCGTATGAATTATTAGAAATGAAAAAACAATTAGAGGCAAAAAATAATAATTCTCATGCTAGAAAACAAATTGCCGCGCTAAGCTCTTCAGAAAATTATTCGGAACAAAGTACCAGAGATTTTGCTACTAACCTTGATTTTTCAGGTGGAAAAAGAGGATTTTAATTATTTATTTAATATATGGCTTTTAACAATCGAGTTCTAACAACTACACAGGATAAGATCATGCCATCAGTGGTGGATGCGATCTTAAAAAGTAACGTGTTTTTAACACGCATGCTTTCAAAAACAAAAAAATGGGCAGGTGAAACAATGAAATTTCCACTTAAATATCAAAAAGGTGTTGGTGGAAGTTCTTTTGCAGGTTTTGACCTTTTGTCAACTTCTGCTTCCGACACACGGGTAAATCTTTCATTTGATTTCAAATCTTATTCTACCCCAATCGCTCTCCCTCTTACTGAATTAACAGTAAACGGAGTTAGTGAAACTAAGGTAATTGATTTGATGGCAGTTGAATGTAAATCAAAAGCTGAAGATATGGCTGATGATATCGGAACACTTTTCTATGCTGATGGAACTGGAAATGCAGGAAAAGATTTCTTAGGTCTTTCAGCAATCGTTGATGATGGTACAAATGCCGCTACCTATGGTGGTCTAACTCGTGCTGCTTATCCTGTACTTAATTCTACGGTTACAGCTTCTGGAGGTACTTTGACTTTGGCAAAAATGGAAACAATATATAACGCAATTACTGATGGTTCACAACAACCAACTTTGATTACTACTACACCTACCATCTTCGGATTTTACGCTACTTTGCTTACCCCACAAGAACAGATTTATAAAACTGAACCAATGATGAAAGGTGGAGCAACTGGTGGTACTGGTTTCACAGCTTTGTATTTCAAAGGTATGCCAATGATTGCAGATCGAAAATGTACTAGTCAAACAATGTATTTCATTAATGAAGATTACATTAATTTCTACGCCGCTCCTTTAGAAGGAACAATGCCAATCAAATATAAAGCAGTTGATATTAGAGGTAATGATTATTCTGATGTAATGGGTCTTGGTTTCACTTGGTCAGATTTCATTAAACCAACTAACCAAGCTGCTCTTATTGGTCATGTTTATCTAGCAGGTGAACTTATCAGTGAGAATCCAGGTCGTCATGGAAAATTAACTGGTATCACAACTGTTTAAGGTTCATTTAATTAACCTAATAAATATATGACCTTACAAGCAGAAAATTATATTCCAGCTCTTAAATATGGGGCTGAAATTACGACTCCAATTAATGGGACAACTGGTGCTTTCAGTACTGTTGATGGTTTGACAGTTAATAGTGTGATTGTTCCACAAGAACTAGAAGTTAGTTTTCATGGTCAAGCTGCAACAGCAATGGTAGATCAATCTTTCTTTCTTGCTACTCAAGCTTATCAAGTAACAAAAGTTAGATTTGTCCATGCTGTGGCTGAGTCAACTGCTGCCAGTCTTTATGTTCAATTAGTTAAAGATACAGGCACTTCTGCTCCTGGAGCTGGTACTGATCTTTTAACTAACAACACAAATGTAGGATTTGACTGTAAAGCAACCGCCAACACTGTGCAAACAGGTACTCTCACCGCTACAACTGCAAGTTTGCAGCTAGCAGTTGGTGATCGTTTGTCCGTTGATTTTACTGCTGCAGCAACTGAATTAGTTGGAGTAACAATCACTGTTACTTTAAAAAGAATTTAATCATTAATTAGTTTTTTATGTCTATTTTATCAAGTGATCCTCAGGTTGTTGCTCAACAGCTATACACTGATAGCTCAATCCAACAGCACACTTTAGGAGAAAGAGTAGTAACTCCTGATGGCCGAGTTTTCCGCTACGTTAAAGCTGGTGCTACAGCTTTGGTTCCAGGAACTTTACAACAGGCTCCTGTAGAGATTACTAACCATCAAAATCTTGCTCCAACTGCTAACGTAGCAATCGGTGCAACTTCTTTCACAGTTACTCTTGGCGCAACCGCAGTTACTGCGAACCAATACGCAGGTGGTTTTGTTATGATCACCACTAGTACTGGAGCTGGTTATCAATATCGCATTAAAAGTCACCCTACTGCAGCACTAAGTGCAACAGTAACTATAACTCTAGAAGATCCAGTTTTGGTAGCATTTGTAGCCGCTTCTTCTAAGGTTGACTTGGTTTTGAGTCCTTATAGTGAGGTAATTATCAATCCAACAACCGCAACTTCTCTTCCAGTTGGTGTAGCTATCTACCCAATTACTGCTAGTTATTATGGTTGGATTCAAACTCATGGACCTGCAGCTGTTTTAGCTGATGGTGCCGTAGTTGTAGGAACAAGTTTGGTGGCTTCTAACGGTACCGCTGGTGCTGTAGAAGCGTTAGCTGGTGTTCAAGCTATAGTTGGTATCGCTCAAACAGGAATTGCTACTACTGAATACGGTTCTGTTTTCCTTACCCTCGACTAAAAATTTAAATGGTTTTACGGGTTTTTCCACTAAAAAACCCGTTTAGGGTGCTAATTTTCGTTGATTCACCCACAACGTATCTCAAAAATATGAATAGTAAAATTGTTTTATTTAAAAACTGGACAACTGAAGACTTTAAATGGAAATGGGATGGTAATGAATATGAATTTAAAAAAGATAGTATCACCCCACTTCCTGAGTATTTGTTTAATCATTTTTCTAAACATTTAGTGAATAGAGAATTAAATAAGGTTAATAGACCTATCTTTGTTGAAGATCCTTTGCGGGATGAAATGATTGAAAAGTGTCGGCACCAAGAGAAAGAAGTTAGTTCTGTAGAAGTAGAAGTTGTTAATCTTAAAAATACTTTAAAAGAAGAAGTTAAAAAAAAGGGACGTCCAAAGAAAGAAGTTGTTGAAGAAATAAAACAATCTGAAAAATTTGAAGGATTAAATAATTAATTTCATTAAATATGTCAGATCGAAATACGGGTTATGGAGCGTTATCTGTTGATTCAAACCATAATCCAATACCTTCTGGAACTGGGTTTAAAACTTCTGATGCAACCGCATCACCAGTAAATTCACCCTTATCTTATTCAAACACAATATTAACCATAAATGTTCCACAAAACGCTGCAGAATTGGTAATGCTCCCTTCTACAGCCATGCGTTTTTCGGAAGATTCTACAATGACAACTTATTACACAGTTCCAGCTTCGACTTCGCTTTCCGTACCTGTTTCAAGAACAAGTTCAATATATGTTGTAAGAGATGCTTCAGACGGAGTGTTGAATTTTTATTTTGTTTTAGTTTAAACAACTTAAAACAATATGAAAACACGTTTAAAGTTAGGTTTGAGTGACATAATAAGCAATACAAGACAACCATTTTCTCCAAGTCAATTAACAACTTTATTTGGGTGGTATAGAGCAGATCTAGGTGTAACACTAAATGGTTCAACAGTAAGCGCGTGGGCAGATCAAAGTGGTTTAGGCAACCATTTAGGACAAACAGTAGGTGCACAACAACCAGTCTTTAATGTAACAGATAGCGAATTCAATAATTTACCATCCATTACATTTAATAATGCCAACAGTACATATCTTAAAACTACAAGTGGTATAGCTTTGTCTACATTTACCATTTTTATGGTGTGTCGAATAACAACAGATGGTTATTTTTTCAGCCATTTAGCAAGTTCGGGTGAGTATTGTTACACCAACACATCTCCAGCTTACTTTGTGAAAAGAAGCAGTCCATTTAGTAGAACGGCAAGCAAAGGTTTGTCTTCATCACTTATTAGCGCAGCACCAAAATCATTTCGTTTCGAATACGAAGGAACATACGCAAGTTTACTTATTTATTCAAATAACTCAGCAGTAACTTTAACAGATGGAGTTATAAGCGATCCTTTATCAAACGCAGGTTTCGTAATCTCGTTCAAAATATTTAGTGATGGTACATCAGATTTTACATCTGGAAAAATTGCCGAAATGATTATTTGTAAACCAAATTGTACAACACAAGAAAAAGCAAACGTAGAAAATTATTTAAGGGCTCGTTATAATCTTTATTGATATGACAAAACATATTGTTTACACAAATCTTGCTCAAGCGGAAATGATGCAGGCAACTATTGATGCGGCATTGGGATATCCAAAAGATGGGTTTGATTATAACGGGGGAATACACGATCAATCAGAAATCACAGCGCATTATATCGATTTACGACCACACCCAACAGAACAAAAATGGGCGATATTAGTTGATGATACAGTTCGAACTTTTATGACAAACGGAGAAACAGAAGAAACACTAGGAAATGATTGGGTAATCCCAAGACCAAGCTAAAAAACAAAAAATTGTGCAATATCTATGGAAAAATTAAACACAGAAACATTAACTTACTTGGTAAATAATCTAACAAAGAAAATAGACGAAAATACTAAGGAAACTGCCGCTATTCATGAAAAGCTTAATGATCAAAAAAGATTGATAGAAAAGATTGATGAAGATGTGGCTAAGCTATCGCAAAGTGATTCGTGGCTAAAACAATGGGTAGAAGAAAAGATAGAAGATCTGAAAAAAAAACTCGATGAAGAAATAAAATTAAGAAAAGAAATTGGTTTGAGTAAAATATTTTTTCCTTTATTTAAAAATAAACAATTAATGAAGTTGATAATTATTTTTCTTTCTGGTGTGCTTTTGCCTTTTTTAATTAAAGATACTCAAACATTGCATTTAATAATTGAAAAAATATTCTCAATAATTCACTAATATGACCATTTATACAAAAGAAAAAATAAAATTAATGAGCCTGTTTATTTTCACAGTAATTTTATTTGTGATTAGCACGGTCATAATGGTTTCTAGTTCATTTTCAACAAGAAAAGACATATCTATTGTAAATCAAAAGCAAGATAAAATTATTTCTATAATGGAAAAATAATATGGAAAACTCAAAAAATACTAATTTGAAAAAAGAGATTATTGATGTTTTGGCAGAATTTTTTGACCAGTCTAAACATCAAGAATTACCTGAAGAACAATTGTTGAAACTGTCTGATGAACAATCACAAGCATATTCAAGATGTCATCCTGTGTATTGTCCAAATTATGGTCGGCCAATGCCACATTCTCCACACGTACCACTTTATCCAACTAATTGGGCTTAATTTATGTTAGAACCAGAAATCTTAGGAGGGGCAGTCCAAGACCTTATAGATGAAAGAGATCATAAATTCGACGATGCTGTCGGAGGTTTTGAGATTGACTGGGAAAAAGGTTTTGACGTTCGTGATGTTATTGGAGCAGATATTTTTCAAAATAACCAAGGCGCAACAATGTCTTGTGTGGGCCAGGGTGCTGCTCAATATGCATGGGTGCTTAATATTATCGAATTAGAAAAACAATATAACTGCACTTTCGAAGAACTAGAGCAGTACCACCCTAATGAAATTGAGAGAATGTCTGCTAAAGCAATCTATTCCATGATTAGCCTTGGGAGATACAAGGGGGCATACATTCGCGATGGTGCTTTGCAGATTAAGAGTTGGGGATCACTTATGGAGAGATTTTGTCCTTCATATAAAACAGACGGAACAACTGATGAGGATTGGATGATTGACCAGTCATGGCGCACTCCAGATATGGAAGCTCTAGCCCACGTATTCAAAGCTAAAGATGCGCAGGTAATTAACAACAAAACAGATATCAATGTTCATGGACAAGCAGTTATGAAAAATTATGGTGTACTTTGTGGCTTAGATTTAGCGGGTGGTCATGGATGGGGAACTGAACGGCCAACACCACCTAATGAAGGTGAACCAAAACAAGGACACTGCTTATACTACGGAGCTTTTGGAACAGATGAGAAAGGTAAATTCATTGCTTTCCCTAATAGTTATGGAAAAATTGTCAAAGATATCTGGAAACCTGGAAGTAAACCAGGCACAGGTTGGCAGAAAATTTACACTGATTATTTCACCAGTGGGAACGTGTTTAACCCATGGACTATCACAGATGCCACTAACGAAACATCACATTTAATTTAATTTTATGGAAAAAATTAAGCTACTACTACAAAAAATTAAAAATAACTTACCGTCAAAAGAAACAGTAAAAAGATCATTGTTAAAAGCTTTGAAAGCAGGATTAATGGGTGCTTTAGCTGCTTTTGCTAGTTTGCCAATTAATTTAAATAGTTTGAGTGGTTTTTTACGAATACTAATTATTGGACTATGTACAGGATTCTTGGTTGGTCTACAAAAATTAGTAAGTGGGTATCTTAAATATGATCGATTAAAAAAATAATCTTTTATGAAACTTTTGTCTAAAGGTGAAATTAAAAAAAATTCCAGAATTCTGGAAAATCAAAAGATTATCAAAGGAGCAAAAATTGCCGAACTTGTTGATGCTGAGTTAAGAAAATTAAATAAAATAAAAGACGAATATGATCAAAAAACTAAAGAAATTAACAATGCGTATCAAAAATTATTTGATCAAAAAATTGAAGAAATCGCGAGGTTACAAAAAATAAAAGACGATCTTATAAAAGAAATTAATCAACTAGAAGGTAAGAAAAATCTATGAAAAGCTATACTACCCTTCGTAATCTATATGGAGCATTAACTAATAGCACAGATACTACTAATTTGAGTAATGGAGATGCTTGGATAAATGACGCTCAACGTCTAATGATTTCGTATTCAAATAGTGATTATACCGAAGCGCTTAGTACAGATGTGACAGTTGCTAGTCAACAAAGTTATGAGTTGCCATATAATTATGACAAATTAAATAGCGTTACTATTACTGTTGGAACGTATAAGTATCCTATTTTAGAAGTAACTGAAAGACAATTTTGGAATTTATTACAACAAACAACAAATTTTACCTCGACTATTCCTCAATATTATTTTATTGATGCAGGAAAAATATATTTTTATCCCACTCCTTCTGCTAATAACAACACTATAAATTATAGCTATAAAATGCTTGTTAAAGATTTAGCAAACGCCGATTACACCACTGGAACTGTCACTCTTACAAATGGAAGTACTACAGTGACTGGTGCAGGAACTACATTTACTTCGGCAATGGTTGGGAGATATTTAAAAGGAAATAACGATGGTTATTGGTATAAAATTCAAAGTTTTACTAATGCAACTACTATCACTTTATCAAAGAAATTCCAAGGAACAACTGGTGCTGGTTTATCCTACACTATTGGTGAAATGCCTATAATTCCCGAATCTTTTCATCCGAGTTTAGTAGATTATGCCGCTTTTCAATATTATTTGCTTAATAAAAATTTTCCAGTAATGCAAGTTTATGAAAAAAGATGGAATGAAGCAGTAAAATTATGTGCGCAAGATGGTGGAGATAAAACTGGTGATGTAGTAATAGGAATGCAAAAGGAAATTCAAAATCCAAATTTATTTATTACTGCTTAGTATGGAAGATTTTAATATTGAAAATTTACAATCTTCAATTTTGTTTGAAAATATTGAAAATAAGCACGCAGAATATATTACGGTAAATTTGTTCGATACGCAGCCTGCAACTGCTGCAAACTATGGAATATTTTTTATTGCTCGGCATGGATGTGAGGTTTTGCATGTTTCTGAAGTTCATGGAACTAGAGGAACTAGTGGTTCTGCAGTAACTTTACAAATTGAAAAATTAACAGGAACTCAAGCAAAAGGTGCGGGGACAGTTTTGTTTAATACTGGTTTAGATCTTAAAGCAAACATTAATACTGTTCAAACTAGACAAACTACCGATTTTGTTAAAACAAGTTCTCCTATAATTTTAAATGTAGGAGATCGATTAGCATTAAGATTAACAGGGACACCTACATCAGTAGCTGATTTACAAGTTACCGTTTATTTAAAACCATTGGGTAGAGGACATTATAGATAAAATATGCCAAAAATAACAAAAAATAAAATTATATTTGATGGTGATGATTGGTTAAGTGATGTTGATTATTTATCTACAGACCAAAACTATCAAAGAAGTTCTAACCATTTAGCAAAAGCTAACAGTTTTGACCCTATAAGAGCTTATGGATACGCTCAGCCAGGATTTTTGCCTGCGGCTTCTACAAATGCCAATTTAGTAACTAACTATTTAGTAAACGGAATTGCTCAAGGGTCAGATACAGCTTATACGTTAAGTACTGACGGAAAAATATTTCAAATTACTAGTACTGCGGGAAATGGAACGGTAACAAATGGAGGTAGTTTTCCTAAGACTATAGCAGGAGCTAGTCCATCAGGAAGTGATTGCGTTAAATATTATGTTGATCCAACTACCCCAACTGAATATTTTTTTTATTCTTATTCAACAAGCAGTTTTTGGGATGTAGGTAGGTATGATTTTTCTGCTACTTTTGCTGATACATATATGTCTGCAACTGCAGCTACTCCACTTGCCAACCCAGATAGATCTGATGGAGCAGGTTTCCCACACCCTCTTATAGTGGGTGATAATAATATTATGTATATAGGAGATCGAAATTATGTTCATGCTTTTAATGGTTTAATAACAGGAAATGGAACATATTATTCAAGAGTTTTGGATCTTCCAAAAGGGTATGTGATTACTGCTTTTGTGAATTATGAGTTTTATTTAGTAATTTTTGCTTATAAAAATACTGGTGGGATAGGAAATTTATCTCAAGCAAAAGCATTTTTTTGGGACACTTTTTCTTCTTCATTTACTTTTGTCAAAGATTTAAATGCTAATTATGTTTCTGAGGCGGTAAACTACCAGGATACTATGGTGTGTTTTACTTATGGAAGTTTAGACGGATTTTATAACTCAAACTCACAAATGCAAATTTTTGACGGTAATATATTTAAGATAGTTAAAAAAGGTTTTAACTCTATTCCTATAAGAGGCGGGGTGCAGGTAGTAGGGGATAATATATTTTTTAATTCAGGTGCAACCATTTACGCTTACCGTGGTTTAGACAATAAAAAAAGTTTTCAAGAAATTTATACAGGAAGCAATGATTCATACGGAATGCTAAGAAGTTTTGGAAACGGATATAATTTACATTTTTCGACAGGAGGTAGTGGGTTGAGATCTTTTAGAAATAACTATAATTCTTCTGCTTTAGTATATACAAAGGTAGTCGAACCAGAATTTCCAGAATTTATGCAAGGTAGAATTAAGTCTGTTACTGTGGTTTATCAAAAAGCGACAAGTGGAGGAAGAGATTTTTCTTTAGATTTTTTAACAGATGTTTCATCAAATAATTTAATTACAGGTAAAACGACTGTTACAAACTTAATAGAACGTTATCGTAATAGTAATACAAATCTTGTAGCACTTAATGGTACTGGATTTAAACAATTACAATTATATCTAACGTGGGGTGCAGGATCAGGAAGTGGAAGCGCCCCAGCAATTTCGAGGGTTGAATTTGAATATGAATTAATAAACATACCTAATAACTAAAACATATGGCAGCTAAATCAACTTTTGGTCTAAACGCACTTAGTGGAGGGAGTATGGGTGCAGCTTTAAGCAAACCTGTTCCCAAGCAAACACCTAAACAAATTTTGGGTAGTGCAGCTAATAAAGCAGTAGAAAGTGGAAAAAGTTTAAGCGCTCCACCTTTAGGTTCTGGTTTATTAAACGGGATAACAGGAGGAGGAATTACCTCCGAAGTTTTAGGCGCTGGTTTATCTCAGGGAAATGTTTCTTCTGCTAATACATCTCTTCCTTCTGCACCCAAAAATATTTCTCCTTCGATTACTTATAATTCGAACAACAATCCTTTGTCAGATGTTAATTTAGATAATAAAACAAATGGTTTTTCAAATGAAATTTTAGGTAAAAATTTATCAGCTAACTCATTATTGCCTTCAGCTCCTGCTTTGGGTAGTTCTTCTAGTGGTTCTTCTTCTGGAAATTCTTATTCTTCACCATCAACATTAAGTTCGGGAGGAATTTCTTATGCTGATAAAATTTCTGCTATAAGAGATAGACTTAAAAAATCTAAAGATGAGTATGATCTATATGCCAATCCAACTGAAGAAGAAAATCAGGTACAAACGCAAATTGATGCGTTGAATACTCAATTAAAAAATTTAAATGCTTCTAAAGAAGCGGGGCTTGTTGATGTAGAAAATCAAACAATTCCTATGAGATTTATTACAGGACAACAGGCTGCTATGGAAAGACAAGCAGCTGCAAAAGCCCAAGGATTAGCTGCTACCGCTGAACCTTTAACGACTAAACTTGCTCGTCTTCAAATGCAAAGACAATTACAACAAAAAGCTAAAGAATCACAATATAATTCTACGAAAGATGAGTTAGATCAATTATTAGAAGAGCAGAAAGCAAATCAACCACAAAGAGTAGAAGTGGGCGGTAATTTGATTGAATATGACCCTGTAACTAAAGAGTATAAAACGGTTTTTTCTGCACCTGCTAAAGAAAATCTACCTGCTAGTGTTCAAGAATATGAATATGCTAAGAAAAATGGTTATCAAGGCTCGTTTACTGATTATCAAAATGAAGACGCTAATAGAAAAGCTCAAGTAGCAAAAATTACAGCAGGTGGACTCAATTCAGTTCAACAAAATGCCGCTTTTAAATTAGCTGATGATTATGAAAAAGCTTCGGGAGATTTAGGAAAAATAATTTCAAATTATAACCGAGTTGTTGCGTCTGCTAAAAATGCAAGTCCAGCGGGTGACCT